TAGAATATTAAATGAAAACAAACCATAGGTATGAATCCCACAGTTTGTTTCACTATTCATTACAATTGCAATTTTACGCATATTTAAAACCGCTTACTTGCTTATTATTTTTTATATCATCTATCGCAGTTTCAATTATTCGTACTGCAGGGCTTGCAAAAGTTGTAGAACTATGACGAAAATCAGCTTTAATGTCTAAGCCATAAGGCAATGTATCTTCTGCTTTATGACTAAAATTTACAAATATCTTATTTGCATCAAGCAAATTATCTTTTGTATTTGCATATGTAAATGGTCCGCTATTTTTACCAATAATAAGATTAACTTTAGTTGAAAGATACGAAATATCACATAAGTCACATTGGTCACTAAAAATATCACTTGTAAATAGGATATTATTAAGGTTAGTTTCAAATTTTTCAGTAGCTACGAATGTGTCTTTACTATGATTTGCTGCAATATGCTCAATGATTTTTTGCATATTATTCATGCTGCTTTGCTTGCTTGCAACTTCGCTATTACAAAACAAATAAGTGTTGTTCGCAAACTTGGTATTATTATCTACTGCAGCACGATTAAACACACTATAATCAATTTGTGGAACATAATCCCATACATTATCACTTAGCTTTAAATCGATACCAAACTGCTGACGTATATTGTTATAACATTCGCCAATAATACGTTGATGACTAATATAAGAAGGGTGAGTATTAGCCCACAATCCCATATAACTTCCAACCCAAGTATTGATAAGAATAGTGTCATCGTCACTACCAAAACGATTCCATTGATTAATACCATCAAGAACTGCCGTATTATTTTCATCATCAAGCGTCTCAACAAGATCAATGATTGCACGTGGGTTTTTCTTATGTGCATAATAAAAAGTAGATTGCGGCAATTGACGTTTAATATCAGCAACCCATCCTCGTGTGGAGAATAGGTCGCCATAATGCCAATGATTAAAGAATACTATGTTTTCCATAGATTATCCAATAACCTGAAATGTTGGGCAAGGAACTACTAACTTACCGCCCTTTGCGATAAAGTCACCTTCACGTTTTACGAACTCATCAATAAAGTGCCAAGGAAGAACAAGTAGATAATCTGGGTTTGCTGCTCTCATTTCTTCTTCGCTGCAAATTGGAATATTAGTTCCAACTGTCTGCAGACCAAACTTATATGGACTACGTTCAGCAATAGCAGTTAGCAAATCTGGTGTAATACCAAACAATTGTAGCAGAGTATTGCCCTTAGTTGATGCACCATAACCATATACTTTCTTGCCTTCCGCCTTTGCCTGATGCAAGAAATCAAGAACTTGCGCCTTCAATGACCAGATATTGTCACCAAATGCCTTCCAATGTGCTTCGTCAGTGATATCCCAAGCCTGTGCTTCATAGGCAAGAGTAGAGTTAATACGGAACTCACAGACATCGCGAACTTGCTGTGTAGCAAAAGTCTTGATATCACTATCAGCTTTTTGGAATGTAACACGGAATGAGCCGCCATTGGTGTCATTCAGTGAACAATCACGTAACACAAAACCTTCACCCTCAAACAACTTCTTGATACTGCGAAGATCATAGTAATAAACATGTTCATGGCAGATATTATCAAATGCCAACTGCTTTAACATAAGTGGAGTATAACTCATTTGAAGAACAAATACGCCATCGTCGGCAAGGATAGAATACGCATCACGAATGAACGGACGTGGATCATTCAAGTCATAGAACATAGCAATACAAGTAATAACCTTTACCGTTTCATTACCATAGCCAAGGCTATCATATGCTTCACGACTAAAGAAGTCTTGCTTAACTTCTGCAACCTTGCTGCTTTCCTCAAAATACGAATCATCAGCAGGGTCAATGCCTAACTTAATCATGTTATCAGGAACCTGACGTAGCAGTGTGCCATCATTACAAGCAATATCAAGCCAAATATCGCCGTTTTTAATCTTTACTCGACTTGTAATTTCACTTACGATTTCGCCTAATTGCTTTGTCATGCTTGTGTTGATACCACTACGATACCAATACTGTCCATACATCTTGTCAAGTGGCGCAACACCATCAAGACGAGCCGCACCAATGGTTTCGTCAAGATACAAATCAAGACTCCATGGTTTTGTTTCACGCATTTCTGCGCCTGGTTTCATAAAATCACTTACATAGTGATCGCCTAATTCTAGTATCTTTTTCATTGATTATTCCTCATGTATAACTTTTTGCTTCGACGATAGTGCTATTGCACTTTTTGTTGATGGTTTGTTTAATTTGCGCACGACGAGTATTTGCCGCATAGGTAGAACTTGCAATATGAACAAAGTCGGTATCATATGGTTTTTTGTCTGTGGTAGAACCATATGTTCTTGCAAGGTCTTCATTGCGCCAAATAATTTTATTCACTTCTAACAATTCTGTAATTTCTTTCTTTAAATCAATATCTTCGAACTTTCCAGTAAGTGCGGTTAATTCGTTTAATTCACGTTTGATATGATTTAGTTTATCAAAATCTGTTATTTCTTGCAATTTAATTTGCAAAATTGTAATTTTATCATACAATTCTCCAACACCAATTGGCGCAAGAATCATTGTCATGCGTATGCCTTTGCAAGTTTAAAATCGTTTTCACACATATCATTTACAAGGTCTTGTAATGTATATTGTGGTTGCCAACCAAGAACTTCACGTACTTTTGTTGCATCGCCTTGAATATTGACAACATCGACTGGACGATAAAATTCAGGATTCACACGAATCATAACATCGCCTGTTACACTATTACGAGCAACTTCATCAATGCCGCTGCCTTCCCATAGTAGCTTAATACCAAAATATTCAGCGGTTGAATTACAAAAATCACGGATACTGCTTTGAACACCTGTTGCTACAACATAATCATCTGGTGTATCATGCTGTAACATCATCCACATTGCACGAACATAGTCTTTGGCATGTCCCCAATCACGAAGCGAGTCCATGTTGCCAAGTTCTAGAACCTTCTGTTTGCCCAATACCATGTTGGCAAATGCCTTAGTAATTTTACGAGTAACAAACAGTTCGCCACGACGAGGCGACTCATGATTGAATAGTAAGCCATTGCAACCAAAAATCTTATAACTTTCACGATAATTTACTGTAATCCAATAAGCATAAAGCTTGGCAGCACTATAAGGTGAGCCAGGATAAAATGGAGTATCTTCCTTCTGTGGATTAAACTTTTGAATACCAAACATTTCGCTCGTAGATGCTTGGTAAAACTTAGTCTTGTTTGTTAGTTTAAGACTACGAATACTATCAAGAATACGCAGCGGTCCTAGTGCATTTGTATCGCCAGTAAGTTCTGGCATATCAAATGATACCTTAACATGACTTTGTGCAGCAAGATTGTAAATTTCATCTGGCTCTACTTTGTCAATTAGGTTACGGATGCTATTTGAATCACTTAAGTCACCGTTGTGAAACTTAACTTGATCTTTAACATCTTGAATATTTGGGTGGTCAAAGTTTGCGCTACGACGAATAAGACCATGAACTTCATAACCTTTGCTTAGTAGCAGTTCTGCTAGATAACTGCCGTCTTGACCGGCAATGCCTGTAATAAGTGCTTTCTTCATTTTATCCTCGTTGATATCTTGTATATATTATTGATTATATGCGTAGTTAAATTTTATCCGATAGTAAAATCTTCCATGCCAGCAGTTTTCAGTTTGACCATGTGACCAAGCATAAAATTCTTGCTTTCAAGTGCTTTCATGATTCCTAACCATCGATTGCGTAGTAGTGCAACTTCGTTAATGATGGTTTCAAAGTCAATAACTTCTTCTTCGCCATCAACATACTTTTCAGCATCACGTGCTGTAAGCGCACGAGCATAGTGTTCTAAGTATTTTTGAAAATGTTTGCGACGAATTTTTCGTAATTGTATGTTAAGATGATTAAGAATAGCTTCAATTTCTTGCAGTTGGTTAAAACGATGCTCAGTTATACCAGGCAAACCGCTAAGATTTTTTTCAACATTTCCATAAATGCCAATATCACGTTTGGCATTTTCTAATTCAACCTCATAATAGCTTATGAAGTTGGGAATATTTGATAAATCTTGTGTAACTTTTGAATACCAACTACTCATATACTGCTATCTTTCATTTCACATCTTTGAATAATATGTGATAATTTTATTTTATTATAGTCAATGCCAATCATATCTAACATAATACTTGCTAATTTACACTGATACATAATGTTTGGCACGGTATTACTGTTAGAAAAATCATGCTGTTTATAATGCTCGCTACTCTTATAATCTTCATATATTATAAATGTTTTATTCAAAGATGTCAAATCAAAAGCATCAATTAAATTCCAATTTATTGAATATCCTTGTATAATTTTCAATACAATGTTGCGACTTTTGCAAAACGTGTCTAACATAATTAATTGATTTCGTAGCGTCCAAATTTCATATCTTTCACTATAAAGCCATTCGTAATAATACTTTTTGCTAATATGATCGTCACTTGAACTACTTGGCCATATATTGTTCCATGTAAAATTTCTAATTTTATCAGGAAGCACCAATTCATTAATCTGATCTGTGCTTTCTATAGCCACATCTAATTTACCAGTGCTTGTTAGTTGGCATATTACATGAGCAGGGTTGTGTTTGATAATACCATCAACAAGTTGATTAATGATTGTTTGATTACTAATTGCAGGCCCACTTGTATCAATTAATTTGATACCAATTGCACGAGCAATATGTGACCATGTTTTACGTTCGCCAGCAAATGTTATTCCACAACCACTAATTAATAATTTGTTTGACATGAACGTTTTCTTTAGAAAAATGATCTACAACATTATCAAGATTTTCAGGACAAATACTGCAGATTGATTCTGGAACATTTATAAAGTCTGTTATTAAATGCAAATCATTAACCAAACTTACTGGTTTATAATTATACAAATTTTTATCAGCAACTTCAAGTAAATTTGCAATAGCTGCACATTTATATAATGAATTACGATATAATATGGGAGTATCGGGACTGCCACA